AGGTAGCGTCACTTTCTCAAGACGCGGATGCACTAAATGAGTTCTACAGACAGTTCCCACGTAGTGAGTCTCACGCTTTCCGAGATGAAAGCAAGCAGTCTATTTTTAATCTAACTAAAATATATCAGCAGATAGATTACAACGACTCCTTAATTATGGACCACCACCTCACGCAGGGTTCTTTCCGTTGGAAGGATGGTATAAAAGACTCCACGGTGATATGGTCTCCTGATAAGCGTGGTAGATTTTTAGTGGGATGGACGCCTCCTCCTCATATGCAGAACAGGGTGGAGGTGCGTAATGGTAGAAAATATCCGGGCAACGAGCACTTAGGATCTTTCGGATGTGACTCTTATGACATATCGGGGGTCGTAGTAGGCAAGGGGTCTAATGGATCTCTGCATGGACTTACGAAGTTTAATATGGATGAAGCTCCAAGCAATGAGTTCTTCTTAGAATATATAGCCCGCCCACAAACCGCAGAGATATTTTTTGAGGAAGTGCTTATGGCTTTGGTGTTTTACGGTATGCCTATCTTATGTGAGAATAATAAACCGCGTCTCTTATATCATTTAAAAAACAGAGGGTACAGAGGGTTTTCTCTAAACAGGCCGGATAAAGTTTATAACAAACTTTCACGTACAGAGAAAGAACTGGGCGGTATACCTAACACCTCTGAAGACGTGAAGCAATCTCACGCCGCAGCTATAGAGTCATATATAGAAAAGCATGTTGGGATGGATTTAACTGGAGAATATCGCCCTCAAGACGACATGGGGAGTATGTATTTTCGTCGTACCTTAGAGGATTGGGCTAAATTTGATATTAACAACAGAACGAAGTTTGATGCGTCTATAAGTACAGGATTAGCTATCATGGCTAACCAAAAACATTTATATACACCCCTGAAACAGAAAGCGAAAATAAGCCTTAACTTTGCAAAATACAACAACAGTAGTACAGTAAGTCAAATAATTAGATGAAGGGACTCCAAATAGATATTAAGTCTGCTTCCTTCCCAAACCAATTTGTTTCCGATTCAGACAAAGCAAAGAAGGAGTTTGGGCTACAGGTAGGTCAAGCGATACAGTATGAATGGTTCAGAAGGGACGGACTTTCGTGCAGATTTTACAGCCAGTTTTTAGAGTTTCACAAGCTACGTTTGTATGCCCGAGGCGAACAATCTGTTGGTAAATACAAAAATGAATTAGCTATAGATGGGGATCTGTCGTATCTAAATTTAGACTGGACCCCTATACCTATCATCCCGAAGTTTGTGGATATAGTTGTGAACGGGATGTCAGATAGGTTGTTTGATATAAAATGTTTTGCCCAAGACTCTCTCTCGGCAGAGAAGCGTAACGAGTTTCAAAATGTCGTGGAGAAGGATATGATAGCTAAAGATCTTTTCCAGCAGATACAAAAAGATTTCGGCGTAGACCCTTTTACTGTAAACCCTGACAACCTCCCTGAAAATGATCAGGAGATGGAGTTGTTTATGCAATTAAATTATAAGCCTTCTATAGAGATTGCTAATGAGGTGGCTATAAATACTATGCTGGAAGAGAGTCATTATAACGATCTGCGTAAACGCGTAGACTATGACATCACTACATTAGGCTTAGGCATAACTAAGCATATGTTCCAAGAGGGAGACGGCGTGAGGGTAGAATATGTAGACCCAGCTAACGTGGTGTATAGCTATACCGAAGACCCATATTTTAAAGATTGCTTCTATTGGGGAGAGTTAAAAACTATCCCTATTACAGAGGTGTTAAAGATAAACCCCGACCTTACAGAAAAAGACTTAGAAGAAATTTCTCAGTATAGCCAATCGTGGTTTGATTACTACAATGTAGCGGCTATGTATGAGAACAGTATGTTCGCTCGTGACACATGCACCCTCCTTTACTTTAACTATAAAACCACTAACAGCTTCGTATACAAAAAGAAGGAGATGAAGGATGGGAGTTTTAAGACGGTAGAGAAGGACGATCAATTTAACCCTCCCGAGGAGATGATGAATGAGGGGAAGTTTGAGAGGGTAGAGAAGCGTATAGATGTATGGTACGATGGGGTAATGGTTATGGGGACCAATATTATCCTTAAGTGGGACATGATGAAGAATATGGTTAGACCAAACTCAGCGAACCAGTTTGCTATGGCTAACTATGTTGCGTGTGCCCCACGCATGTACAAGGGTGTAGTGGAATCTTTAGTTAGAAGGATGATCCCTTTTGCGGATCTTATCCAAATGACACACTTAAAAATCCAGCAGGTTGTATCCCGTGTAGTTCCAGATGGAGTGTTTATTGATGCCGATGGATTGAACGAGGTAGATTTAGGAACAGGAAACGCTTACAACCCTGAAGACGCTTTACGTTTATACTTTCAAACGGGTAGCGTTATAGGAAGGAGCTATACCCAAGACGGGGAATATAATAATGCTAAGGTTCCTATCACTCAGTTAACCTCTAATAGCGGGGCGGGAAAACTTCAGATGCTTATAGGAAACTATAACCATTATTTAGATATGATACGAGGTGTAACGGGGCTTAACGAAGCCCGGGATGGATCTACTCCTGATCCAAATTCTTTGGTGGGGGTACAGAAATTGGCCGCTTTAAACTCCAATACCGCTACACGACATATCCTTCAAGCAAGTTTATTTATCACCAAAACTATAGCGGAGGCTCTGTCCCTACGTATAGCTGACGTTTTAGAGTATGCAGATTTCCGCGACGAGTTTGCTATGCAGGTAGGGAAATATAACTTAGGTATTCTGGAGCAGATCCAAAACCTATACATATATGACTTTGGTATATTTATAGAGATGTCTCCTGACGAAGAGCAGAAGGCACAGCTCGAAGCAAATATCCAGATGGCTCTTTCTCAGAAAGATATAAACCTGGAAGACGCTATCGATATACGTGAGATGAGAAACCTTAAGTTGGCCAACCAGTTGCTTAAAGTTAAAAGGAAGCAGAAGCAACAGCAGATGCAGCAGATGGAGGCTCAGAAGCAACAGATGCAGGCTCAAGTCAACCAGCAGTCACAACAGATGGCGGCGCAAGCGGCTATGCAGAAGCAACAGATGGAGCTACAAACGAAGATGCAGCTACAACAATCTGAGGCGTCTATGGCTATAGAGAAGATGAAAAACGAAGCGGCCCTCAAGCAACAGCTTATGGCGGTAGAGTTCCAGTATCAGATGCAACTTAAAGGTGTGGAGCAGTCGCAGATAGATGCGCGAGAAGAATCTCGTGAGGTAGGAAAGTCTGAACGTATAAGCCAAGCGAATACGGAGCAGTCTAAACTTATCCAGCAGCGCAAGAATAATACTGCGCCTATAAACTTTGAATCTAATGAAGATAGCTTAGACGGCTTTGACTTTGCGGAGTTTAACCCACGCTAAAGTTATTAGGAATATATACACTAACTTTGTAAAAAATTAAATTAAATGGAGAATCAAAAATTTGTTGTTAAAGAGGTTAACGAAGTAGAACAAAAATCCAAAGCGCAAGTGGAGGAGGAACTACTACAGAAACATGAAGACCAATTTACGGCTACAGAAAGTGACCCTGGAACTGAGAGAGTGGATACAAGCGCTACGGACACCTCCCCCGAGGAAACCAAAGACGACGTACTCTCGGAAGAAGAAGCACAAGAATCGGCTGGATTAAAAGACGAAGACGTTCTTAAATATATTAAGGACAGATATGATAAAGAGATAAACTCTGTCGACGAGTTGTTTGCCCAAACAGAAGCAAACGAGGAGTTGCCAGAGGATGTTTCGGCGTTCTTTAAGTATAAAAAAGAAACCGGTAGAGGATTCGATGACTACGTAAAACTTCAAAAGAATTACGAAGATATGGATGGCGATACCGTAATAGCTAACTACTATTCACAAACCGAGGAAGGGTTGGATGAGTTCGATATTCAAGATATCATAGAAGATAAATTTGGATACGACGAAGACCTGGACGAGGAGAAGGATGTTAAGAAAAAGAAGTTAGCGCATAAAAGAGAAC